GGCCTGATTATTACATGATTCAGGACCAGTACAGCGAACTGGATACTATCAATAACCGTATTTCTATGCTTATACAAGCATGTAAGGTTATAGGTGTCTATGATAAGTCTGCGATTGGTATTGGTCGTATGCTTACGGAGGGATTTGACAATCAACTTATCCCTGTTGATAATTGGGCAATGTTTGCTGAGAAAGGTGGCCTCAAAGGCCAGGTGGATTGGCTCCCGCTTGAGTCTGTTGTTACTGCGCTGAACCAGTTGGGTGTGGCTCGAGAAGCTATCAAGGGCCAGATCTATGAACTTACAGGCATTGCAGATATTGTACGTGGTGCCTCGAAGGCGTCTGAGACCCTTGGTGCCCAGCAGATCAAGGCACAATTCGCTTCTGTTCGTATCAAGAAACTCCAAGACGAAGTTGCGCGCTTTGCAAGTGACATCATGCGCATCAAAGCGGAAATCATGGTTAAACACTTTGATCCGCAAGTTCTCATCCAGAAAAGCAATATTTTGGCTACGGGCGAGCAGGAGCTGATTGGCCCCGCTATGCAGCTGCTCCAGAGTGATGAGGGCTTTGAGTGGCGTATTGAGGTCAACGCGGATACACTGTCTCAAGCTGACTATGCTGCAGAGAAGACTGATCGTACCGAGTTCATGGCTATGATGACCAAATTCATGGCACAATTCGGACCGATGGTTCAGTCTGCCCCCGCTTCTGTGCCACTACTGCTTACTATGCTTAAATGGGCTGTTGCTGGGTTCCGCAATGCTCGTGATATTGAGGGTATCATTGATAAGGAACTTGATCGTATGATCAAGGAAGCTTCAATGCCTAAACCCGAGAAGCCCGATCCCGAAATGCTTAAACTTCAAGCAGAGCAGAAGATTGCGCAAGAAGAGCATCAAATGGAGATGCAAGCTAAGCAAGTCGAGCTCCAGAATGATAAGCAAGTTGCAGCTATGGAAATGCAGCAGAAGCAGATGGAGATGGCGCTTGAGCGGCAGCGTCTCGAGATGGAAGTGGCAATGGAGCAGCAACGCCAGCAGCAGCAATTGCAGTTTGAAATGATGATGAATGCGATCAAGTTGCAAGCTGAGCAGCAACAAGCAGCAGTTAAATTGGAGAGCGCAAATGAACAAGCCCGTATCAAAGCCAAAACAGCGGCTTCCACTGGAAGTAGTAAACCTAATTAAGACTTCTAAAGAATCTTGTGCCAAACTTGCAGACCAGTTTGGTATCTCGAGTTCTTGGGCATGTAAAATTCGAAATAGTCTAGGCGGTAAGAGGGCAAAATGAGCTTGGATTTGCCGACGCAAGATGATTTACAGGATACGCGAATTGCCGAATTAGAAAATCTAAAAAATAGGAAGTCTACTATGGAAATTGAAAATTCTAAGATGTCTGATTTCTGGATGAAAATTGCGGGCCTAAGTTTTACCCTTTGGTCTGTAGCTGTTGGATATGCTATTAAGTCTCTTAACGATTTTGAGCACCAATTTGGTAACTACGTTTTAGTAACAGAGCGCAGGGTGACGTTACTTGAGGAACGGCAAACTGTACTGCTGCAGAAAATAGCTGAAATAGTTAACGTAACAAACAGGTGACAAATGACACGGCGTTCGTACGTTCAAATCGATGGGGTACTCTATGAAAAAGGAACCGAGCCCCATAAAGGTAGCAGTCAACGAGGTCCAGACATTTTGCCAGACCTCCCTGACTTCGTTTCTCCGATTGATGGGCGACTTTATAGCGGTCGGCGTGGGCTTAGGGATCATTGTGCTCGTCATGATGTTGTGCCTAACGCTGATCTTAAGGGGTTGCCTACATTGACGACTGGCGCTGACCAGAGACGCCCTGAGGACGTACGCAGGGACAAAGCCGCTCGTAAAGAGCAAATTATCCGACTTGTTAATCAACACTATAGGTAAGCCATGGAAGATGATCGTCGCGCCACAATTGAAGCAGCTTTTGAGGCTGCAGAGAAAGACGCCAATGAAGTTAGTCCTCCGGTCGTTGAAGCTATTGTTCCGCCAGAAGTTCCTGCGGAAGCAAAGCCAGAAACTTCGGAGGTTACACCGGAAGTCCAGGCTACAGGCGAAGATAAAGCAGAGACACCCGAACCTGCTCAAGACGAAGCCAAGCCAGAACCAGTAAAAGACTTTGATCTTGCTCCACAAGCTTGGAAAGCACCAGTTAAAAGCAAATGGACAACTGTTGATCCTGAGGTTCGACAGGAAGTGCTGCGTAGGGAACGCGAGATTACGCGTACTCTAAATGAAACTACTAGCGCGCGACAACTGGCTAAGCAGTTCAATGAGGTCGCAGCACCTTTTGCACCCCGCTTTCAAGCAATGGGTATCAATCCTATTGCTGCGTTCCAAAATCTTCTAAAAGCTGACTATCAATTGGCTAATGGAACCAAACATCAACGCGCGCAGCTTGTAGCACAACTAATTAAGGACTACGACGTTGATATTGGCACTTTGGATGGTGTTCTTGCAGGTCAAACAAGCCCTGAAGCAATTGAGGAACAGCGTCTAGCCCGCCTGCTTGACCAAAGGTTGGCCCCCGTTCAGCAAAAACTTCAACAATACGAGCAGCGCGATCTAGCTACACAGAAGGAAGCGGAACAAACTTTTACTAGCCAAATTCAGCAGATGGAGGTTGATACTAAGACGTATCCCTTCTTTGAACAGGTTAGAGATTCAATGGCCGATTTAGTCGAAATCAGCGCTCGCCGTGGCCACACGCTCGATTTAAAAACGGCGTATAATCGTGCTGTTGCAGCTGATCCGCAACTGGCCCAACAACTGGAATCTGCTAAACAGATTGAGCAACAAAAGCAAGCAGCTCTAAGAGCTCAGCGCGCTAAAGTAGCATCTTCGTCTGTTAGTGGAGCACCTTCTGGGTCTTTGTCGCGGGCAGCGCAAGTTACTGATCGCAGGGCCACTATCCAAGCGGCGTTTGATGCACTGGAAGGTTAATATGAATTTGATGATTCGTAGAATCCTTGGGTCAGCATCGTTCCCCATTAAGGGTAGTCAGACTACTTCGATTCCAGCGTCAGGTAAATCTTAGCGCCGGTTATTCGGCTAGTCAACTTTAGGAGCCCATAATGGCATTCGCCAACTCTGCAATCTCGGACGTCATTGCAACGACGATCCAATCTCGTACTGGTCAAATCGCGGATAACGTAACGAGCAATAATGCTCTATTGATGAAGCTGAAGCAACGCGGCAACATCAAGACGTTCTCAGGCGGTAATACTATTCTTCAAGAACTGTCGTTTGCGTCTAACGGCAACGCTGGTTGGTATTCGGGTTATGAGACCCTGCCGATCGCTGCGCAAGACGTCATCAGTGCTGCTGAATATGTCATCAAGCAAGCTGCGTGCCCTGTGACCATTTCTGGTCTTGAGCAACTGCAAAATGCGGGTAAAGAGCGTATCATTGATCTGCTGGATTCGCGTCTTGATGTCGCTGAATCGAGTATGGCCAACTTGATCTCCTCTGGTCTGTATTCTGATGGCACGGCTGCTAGTGGTAAACAAATCGACGGCTTGCTGAAACAAGTCAGCACCACCCCCACGAATACTGTGGGTGGCATCGATCGTAGTACGTGGTTGTTCTGGAAGAACCAGTACTTCCGCTGCACTACGACTGGTGGTGGTGCTATGTCGGCCGCCAACGTCCAAAACTACTTTAACCGTATGTGGTCGGCGTTGGTTCGTGGTAATGATCGCCCTGACTTGATCATGGTGGATAATATCACGTGGTCGTTCTACATGGCTTCGCTACAAGCGATTCAGCGTTTCACTGGTACTGAGACGGCTAAGCTGGGCTTTGTTAGCGTGAAGTACATGGACGCTGACGTGGTGCTCGATGGCGGTATGCAAATCAACTGGACCTCTACGGGTGCAGCTGGTACTGCGCCGTCTGCGGTTCCGGCTACGAGCGCTTACTTCCTCAACACGAAGTACCTGTTCTACCGTCCGCATGCCCAGCGTAACATGGTGCCTCTGTCGCCGGGTCAGCGTTACAGTGTCAACCAAGACGCTGCGGTGCAAATCCTGGCTTGGGCCGGCAACCTGACTAGCTCAGGTCTGCAGTTCCAAGGTCGGATGGATAACACCTGATTGATTATGGGGGACGCCTGGGGCGGCCTGATGGCCAGGAGCGGTTCGAGTCCGCCTTGTCCCCCACCTAACAAAGGAATATCATGAGCATTGGAAATCTCGGTGCCGCAATTGGGTTGGCTAATACCAACAAAATTCCGTGCATTGGTGCATATGCGCAAGGTGTAACTCCGCCTCCAGGTTGGAGCGCGTCTGATAGTTATATGGGTGTAAACGGTTCAGTCTACTACAATCGCAATGTACTAGACGAAGACTATACAGCCTCTGGCGGAATTACTGTTAATGGTAACTCCGGTGCTGCAACTGGTAAACTAGCTCGCTGGGTCAGCAATACGGCTAGTCTGACTGTTGGTGCAGACCAAACTATTGCTGTGTCGGCTGGCGGTGTAGCTACTGCAGGTACCGCTGCAGCATACAAGACGCCTTTTGCAGTTAGCGCAGTTATCCCAGCAAATTCGTTCTTCTGGGTCTTTACTGTCTAGACTATGTGGCTCGGTGCAACAGATAATCTGGGTCGCCTTCATGTGACCACGCTGCCCGGTAGTGCGTCAGTAGAAAAGTCTGGTATTCTACTTACGGCTACCGGTGCAGTTGTGCATACTGCAGTGTTACTACCACAAGTTTTTGTGAATGGTATTGGCGTTAGACATGGCGGTGCGCTGTGTATTGCTAACGGTGGCACTGTTGTGAGCTCTAGTATGGGTTTGCCCGTAGACGTAGATGGTCGATTAGTCACGCAACAAGATGTAGTACCTAATGCAAATGATCCGTATGTAGCAGGGATCAGAGTAGGCCCGGCAGGCGGAGTCTACACAACCACTGCAGCCCCCGCGTAACCACCCAAAAGGAACAGAAATGTCCACCGATGTCCTTGACTTTGCAATGAATTTTGACGATAATCAGCAAACCGAAGCTGATAAGCGATTGCTGGTTGCCTTTTTTAAAGATACTGTTAAGAATGAAGCAAAGTCTATTGAGGCTGGGCGCCCCATCTTTGACGAAATCGATCTAGTTAAGATCATCACCCCCGGTTCGCGGGACAGTTTTGTTGGCGATGCTACTGAGCAGTATCAAGAGCGTTTTAGAGCTCAATGGGAACGGTATAAAGCCGGTAAAACCCAGTCAGTCAGCGGCACCCCACTAAATCAATTGCCGTGGCTGTCAGTAAGCCAAATTGCTGAGTTCAATGCTGTTGGATGTCAAACCGTTGAACAACTAGTAGGTATGCCTGATGCAATGTCCCAAAAGTTTATGGGTCATCATGCTATCAAGCAAAAAGCGCTTGCATATCTAGATGCCGCCACTAATGCGGCGCCTATGCTAAAGATGCAAGCAGAACTAGACAAGCGCGATGAACAAATTAAGGAGCTGCAAGCTCAAATGGCTGCTGTGATTGCCGCCAATGAGAAGAAGGCCCCTGTAAAGGCATAATATGGCGCAATACTGGACTGCAATTGATGTCCTAAAGCAGGTAACAGGAGAACTGGGTCTACCCCAGATTCCGACTGTTACGGGCTTGGCTGATGTTCAGTCAATCCAGTTATTGTCATTGTTGAATTCCGCGGGTAATGAGCTTATGCTTTATTACCCCTGGGAACAGCTTACAGCTGAGTGGGTATTTCAAACTATAAATGGACTGGGTGAATACGATTTACCTGCCGACTATAACTACTTTACAGACCAGACGCAATGGGATCGCACCAATCACTGGCCCTTGCTAGGTCCTAAGTCTCCCCAAGAATGGGCCTGGCTTAAAGGTTCGCTTGTAGCAGCGCTTCCCCGTCAAAGATACCGTATTCAAAACCATAAACTGAAACTTTGGCCGACCCCTGCAACACCTAGTTTTACATTGGCTATGGAATATGTAGTCATGAACTGGGTTGATTCCAAAGGAACTAAAGTAGATATGATCACCCAAGATGGTGACATATTACTTTATGAACCCTGGCTTTTGATTAAGTTTGTTAAGTTCAAGTTTTATGAGCTTAAAGGTTTTAATACCACGGGGGTTAACGCAGACTTCATGCGCGTATTTAATAGTTTAACTGGCGCAGATACCGGCGCCAAAATTCTCTCCCTGTCTCCGCAAGTTCAGTCCCAGTATCTTGGGCCTTGGAGCGTGCCGGATGGTTCGTGGAATGTCTACGGCTAATGTTTGCAACACCGTTCACCAATAGTCTTAATAAAGTTACGAGTGTTCCAGCACCGGTGGGTGGTCTGAACGCTCGTGATTCTATTGTAGCTATGGGTCCTACTGACGCGATTGTCATGCGGGATTGGTGGCCCCAGCCTTACGGTTGTAGTATTCGTAAAGGGTACCGCAAGTGGTGCGAAGGGCTTAGTGGTACAGTGAACACGCTAGCTACTAATTCAGGTACAGATGGTAGCCAGCATTATTACGCCTGGGCGGGTACTAATTTCTACGACATTACTACGTCTGGTATTGTAGGTACACCTGTTTATAATAACCTTACTGCTGGTGTACCTTGGCAAACTACGCAGCAAGTTAATGCTGCTGGTGCGCATCTTATTGCCGTCAACGGTGCTGATAATGGTATCATTGTAACTAATGGTGTAGCTGCGCGGATTACTGTTGGTGATGGTATTGTAGCTAATACTTGGGCTGGCCTCGACCCCAAAAAAGCAGTTCAAGTTACACTGCATCAGCATCGCCTTTGGGCTGTAGAAGCTGGCACAGCAAATGGCTGGTTTCTCCCACCCGACGCCATTCAAGGTACATTTCAAAAGGTAGATTTCGGCCCCCTGTTTTCACGTGGTGGCTATCTTTTGTATCTTGCTACCTGGACAATGGACGATGGTAATGGTGCCGAGGATCACCTCGTTGCTATGTCGTCTAATGGACAAGCTGCTGTCTATGGTGGTACTGATCCTGAAGACGATACGAAGTGGGCCTTAGTAGGCGTCTACTATATGGGCCAACCGGTAGCAGGGCGCCGCGCGTTTACTAAAGTTGGTGGTGATCTGATTGTTTTGACTCAGCAAGGTGCTGCGTCAATGACTGAAACACTTGTTTCTACTAAAGTAGAAAACGCTGCGTCTAAGCTTAAGAGCGATAAGATTCAGTATCTTATCTCAAGTGTAATATCTCAATACGGTTCAGAGTTTGGTTGGCAGCTACTGTATTTCCCAGAAT